CTTCCTACATGACTAATATTCCACTTATTGCCTTCCTCCTTATCGTTATATTCTTCTAAAGCATTAAAAAACACCTCTTCAAATATCTTTCCCTTGTTTTTGTTCTCGTATTTATTAAAATATTCTTGGTTTTTCTGTTTTAATTGTTCCAATTCTTCTTTATAACACTGAATTTTATTGTTTACCTCCTTCTCCAAGTCCGTTTCATACCGTTTTTTTAAATATTCATTGGTGTTTTTCTCTGTATGTAACCAATCTTGTATTCTATTTACCTCAATTTTTCTGTTTTCTCTCTCTATTTCCAATTCTTTTTTGATATAATTGTATTTTATCTCTTCTTTCTTCAAAATGTTATCACGAATACTCATGATTTGTTCATCTTTCTTCTGAATTTTCTGATTATATTCATCTAACATTTTCATTTTCATATCCATTTCTTTGTTTAAATGCTGTTCCCTTACATCCATACTTTTTCGCTCCATTTCATATACTTTTTTTAGTATTTCTTCATTTTTCCCTTTCAATTCAACTACTTTCTCTCCCAATTCGGTGTTTTTTTCTCTTTCAAGCATTAATTTTTTGCTTTCTTGAACATTTATCCTTAATTCTTCCACTGTTTTTTGCTTTTTTCCACACTTTTTTTGATAATCATATATCATTATACCACCTTTTATAATATAATCATGTTCTTCTTCTGGATATTTTATTAATTCTTCCATACATATAAAGAACTAACATTGTTTTTATGTAATTGTTAAATATAAATTGATACAAATTATAAGAATAATACAATATAACACAAATAAAATATACACTATGAATAACCTTTTCCTTATATTATTAGTACTCTGGTACAAAGGATATCGTATTGAAGATTTTGATTTCTTGAATAATAATACTTTTGTACGGATTATGATTATTTACATGATTATTTACATTATCATAAAGGTTTACATGTTGCTATAAATTGATTTTACTATAAAATTAAATAATGTTTTTATTAATTATCTTTATCATGTCTACACCCACCAAATTTCCAACAACTGTTGTCGGCACTGTTCTTGTAGACCGTTCAGGGTCTATGAACTCTATACTACCTACTCTCTTAAAATCATTACATTCATTTCTCGATGAAATAAAACAAACATCATCATATTCAGTAAAAACTTACTTTCGACTATCTACATTCTCTGTGACAAGATATACCGTATTTCCTGTAGGGGGACGAAATGAATTTGGTGATATCAAAACATTGAATAATGATGATATTCAGTTTAATACCTATGGATGTACTAGACTTATCGATAGTGCTATTGAAGAAGTTGACTTGTTAAACACGAAATTAGATGAGTTACATGGACAAGATACAATGTCTTGGTTTGTTCTACTTACTGATGGAGAAGATAACTTGTCTCAAACACCATCATTAGATCTTAGAGATAAAATAAAAGCATTAAAAGAAAGAGGGGTTAGTTGTATGTTTATGGGAGCAAATATCGATGCAATACAAACAGGTTCACAATTTGGATTTGAAGAAGGACAGTCCCTTCAAATCGAATTAGATGATAATCAAGACCAAGATATCAATATGGCGCCATTGTCCCAAGGATTTCGTGCCGTAAGTGACAACATTACAAGCACAATGTTCGATGATACACATGATTCGTCCTTTTCAACCATGCAACGAATCTCATCTGCCCCTAATATGTTTAATAGCGCTATTAATCCAGGCGATGAATTTGAAACATCCCTACCTACTTTACAGCGTTCAACCAATCTTCCCGAAATTCCATTAACTCCTATACCACATTTAAATATGTCATCGGAAAGTGATGTCGAGATTGAAAATGATGAATTTGATAAAATGGTGGAAGCATTACAATTCTAACTTTTGTATAAAAAATATATTTATAATATAAACTTTTTTACAAATTAAACTGAGTATGTTACAAATTCTTCATCTGATTCTATTTCTCCTCCAAAACGATTTCTATATATAGGAGGAGGCGATTGCGCTTCTAAACGAGCAGTAGGAGTAGTATATGAATCTTCGTTAGTTTCTTCCAATGGTATAAAATCCATATTTAATAACTCCAGATTCAAGGTATCATGCTCTTTTTCCCATTTTATTTGAGCCAATACCTCCCTACAATTATCATAATACTTACTATATGTATCCAATTGTATCAATACATTACATTTCTGCATTTTTGCTTGCTCTTTTTTTATATTTAAGTGTTTTTTTCTTTTTTTCATGTACAGTTTCATCTGTTTTCGAGGTTCTCTTCTAAATTTCTGAAGTTGAAATACAGTTTCTTCCAATTCTCTCTCCTCAAATCGCAAGTAATCAATATTATCATACAATCCTGTTTCTTCCTGTGTTAGTTCAAATATATTGGCTCTTAAACTAGACTCCTCTTTGTTTAAACTAACATTTGTGACTACTCCGGAACGGCACATTGGACATGTATTATTATTGCTTGCCCACTTCCAAAAGCAGTCCTTACAGAACACATGATCACATCGTGTATTTACAATATTCTGTAGGTTTAAATTCTCATAACATACTGAACATTCCATTATTATTTGTTAATTCGCAATTATTTGATGTGATTTATTGATTTTGTTTCTTATACATTAAAAAATAAGGTAGTTAATTTATATCAATTTTAATTAAAATATTGCGGATATTTATTCTTTAAGGAAATAATTAATTCTAAAGGTATCTCATCAAAGTCAATTATTTTCTTATTGTTGTTATATTTTGCTATATATTCATTTTTACTATGTAATTTACTTTCAAACAATTCTTTGTCGTTCCAATATTTAATGGCTGTTTTTTTTCCACATTTGGGAAACACACCGCTTATATTGTCTGACTTATCTCCTGTGACTATCTTTATAAATAAATCTTGTTTTGGATCTCCAGTTGAGTTTTTATTTGTCGCCAAAGGTTTCAATCTTAGATTTATCAAGTCAAGTTGAGGATGCGCAAGTTGTAAGTAATCCATGTCTCCGGTTATAATAGTTACTTTATTTTCTGTGTTTTGCTGTATTAAATGTTTTGATAATAAAGCAAGACAATCGTCTGCCTCAAGATGGTTTAAATACAATATATCATTATCTTCTATCCCTGCTTCGCGAAATAATGTATCATATGCCATCTTAAAGAACGGACCCCCCATAAAACTATCATCGTATACCCTTGTTTCCTTATATGTTGTGCTATATTCATTTCTCCATATGTCTTTTCTTGAACAATCTTTACCCACAAGTATTTTGCAATTATCTAATTTCAACTTTTTGGGGAGTTCCTTTAACTTGGAAATAAACATTTTTTTAAACTTTTCTACAAACAATTCATTTTCAAGAGGGTTTCCCAAGTCAAGTTCCTTATGAGCATTACGCATCCAGGCGTGAATAGCATAGTATCTGTAAAAGCAATAATAACTACCGTCGATTAATATATAATTCATTGTATTAATTTAATTACAAATATCATTAAATATATTAGATTCTTCAATTTTACAAATTCAAAAAGGGAGAGATGTTTATAATTCGACAATCAATATATTCTTCTTAAATGATTAAGAAACTAATGTTATAAATACACTATATTGGTTTGTTCTATTTCTATATTATGATCTTCCTGATGTATTTGTTGATATATTTGCATAGCACGTTCATCTCTATTTAACCGTGTTTTCACTCTATGTAATGCTGATTTCATACTGACCTTTATTTTACTTAATACATTTCCCATATATATATTATCATAACGATTATTATTATATATATTTTCCTTATTTCTATTATTTTTTTCGACACTATAATTTGATATAATACTCATCACAGTTCCCATTATACTAATCTTTTATTTTATTACCTGCCAATGAAACGTCCATCGCATCTACAATAGACATTGTATTAGCGATGTCTGTTATTGCGTTTTTGTTGTGTTTATCTTTACTCGATATCATGTCGCTCGATATTTGACACTTTATTTGTTCTTTTTCCGTATCATGAGGTAAAGGATTTGCCTTATCATATTCATTGAAAAAATCTATGTATGCTTGGTTTTGTAATTGGTTAACTTTATTATACAGAGAACCACTAGAATCCATACCATTGTCTTTGACCCATCCAATTGCCTCATCCTTCACCATAAAATTCTTTCGTTTATTGTCCGTACAATGTATTGGACGTTCTGTAAATGGAAGGTCTTGTAAATTCTTAATTAACTTTTTAGATAAATAATCTTCTACTAACGAATTGTTACTTATAATGTCCTTTAATTCAAAACTAACATTCTTTAAAAAGTCTTGTACGCTCTTAGCATTATTACAATGATTTTCTAAGAAGACGGTTATCGATATATTATTATAATTGTTGATAGTTGTCCCACTCGACTTTACCTCTTCTTTTATCTCATTCTGATTTTCAATTATTTTATTGATTTGATTCTGCAATTTTTCAATATCAAATTTGTCGTTTACTGATTCAAATACGTTTTTTTTTGAATTTACACCTTTTTTTTTGAAAAAAGGTGGGTTTTTCGACACCTTTTCAGTTTTTAGCGTCTTCAACTCGTCTAACAGTTCATTGAACTCTTCAATTGATGGTAAGGCCTCGTCACGTTTGCTCGTTTTTTGCTCGTTTTGCTCGTTTTTGAGATGCTTAACGCTGACCATATGTCGTGACCAGTTGGATTTTCGTGACGTAGAATAGTCACATAATTTACAGTGTATGACGTTTTTTGATGAGACCACAGATTTTCGTGTTAGAGTAGTTTTTTCTTTTTCTTCCTTTTTTTCTAAATGTTTTCTAGTGCGAAGATGTTTGTTGTAATTTGAATTATTAGACGATGAATAGTCACAAAATAAACAATAATACGATTTACTAGAACAGAGTAGTTTTGGAGTAGTTTTGGAGTAGTTTTGCATTTTTTTCCCTCCCATTTATATAAAATTAGAAAAAATCTCTAAGTTTTTTTCATGAAAGTTGTTCTAATGGTGCCTTTTTTTCGAATTTTGGACGGATTATGTAGAAAAACTCGCCGATTTCTGAAAAAAAGGCACTGTTAGAAAACCAAAGCATTTATCAAGTCATTTTATACATCGTCTCAAACAGTTGTGACCATAAAAATAAAAAGTTTCAGAAAAAAAGGCACCCTTAGAACGATTTTTTTACAAAACTTTTTTTCAATATTGCAAAATGGACAATTTTGGAATTGTCCAAAACGAAATCTTAAAAAACTTTTAGTAAAAAAATCGTTCTAAGGGTGCCTTTTTTTCTTTATTTTTTCTGTGAACTTCTTTAATAGAGACGATGAATTGAAAAACGTAACAGAAATAAGACGATATATGCTTTGTAATGGTTGAATATTGAAATTATTGAAAACCCCCGGATTTGGATAAAAGTCTCCAAAAAAAGGCACCCTTAGAAAAATTTCGATCTGTTCTAAGGGTGCCTTTTTTTCTTTATTTTTTCTGTGAACTTTTATAAGATAAGTATAGTATATTTGATATTATATTTATCGACGCTTTTTTTTTGTTTTCTTCTTACCTTTCTTTTTACCCTTCTTACCTTTTTTGGTCTTGTTTTTCTTACTTTTCTTTCCCTTTCCCTTTCTGGTCTTCTTCTTCTTTCTACCTCCGCTTTGACCAAGTGTAGACAGGAAATACTGTATTCTTTCTTCAACACCAAAATCTATTTCTTCTTGAAAACCTAGTAAAATACCTTGTTCACCATTATTATTAACAACATCTATTATCCAATACCCCCCCTTCATACCAGAA